TGACTTTAACGGGTCTGAAAATTGATGGAAACCTTCTTTAGTAGTATCAATTAAATCTTCGCTCATCAATTCCCACTCGTCTGGGTTGTTCTCTTCACCGATCAACTCCAATTCATCTAGCAACTCATCACCTAGCTCATCGCTTAAAAATGGAATTGCACTCATTTTTACACCAGTTTCCTTTTCTTCTTCTTCAATGCTTAAATCTTCAGTTTCAATAAACTCAATAGGCTGAATAGTTTTAACGTATAAATCCAAAATGATGTTATTAACTGCTAATACGCTATCAATGGCATCAATTACCATGTTTTGTTTTGGTCTTATAACTGTATTGTCAAACAGTTGAGATGCCGTTTTAATCTCGTCTGCATTGTTTCCAAATCCTGAAGCATCTTTAATTCCAAATAACATAGGACTAGTTACCTTATGACCTATTAATATTTTCTGTGTAGATTCTTCTGAAAGGAATTTATATTGCTCAGAAGCTTCTGAAATTGGTATTGTTTCAATTGTCGTTGCAGTTGATGAGTCATCGTTCCAACTTGTTAACCATTTCTTACCTCCTGTTCCTGTAAGTTTATTCTCAATAGCTCGCTCTACTTTGTCCTGTTCTTCTTCAGTAGGTAAACCATTATTAAAGTTTACAAGCATCGTAGGAGCAAACCCATTTTGTATGTTCGTTTTATGGTAGTTCGCTATCTCTTCGTCAATCTCTGACCAAGGTAACGCACCAACATAATCAACTGGACTAAAGTAAAAGAATCCCGCAGAATATGGAGCTATAACTAATACTTGTGATTCTTCACCCTTTGCACCTGTGAAAGTTTCAATTCTTTTCGGTCTGAATCTGTCTTTTCGATACTCCTTCCAATTGTCTGAGTAGTACCAACCTTTTATCTCTCCATCTGTTGACTTCTCAGGTCTTAGATTCTGCATTGGAATATGTCTTGCTCGTGACACTTCTATTCTCCCGTTATTCCAAATGATATTGAAAGCACCCATTCCTAACTTTTTCAAGTCACCGCATACACGTTTAATATCTTCACCCTTGAAGATGGTTCTCATCTTAGCAAAGTCTAAAGGTTTCCTATCGCTATCCGTTGCAGCTACACCCTCGCCAAATATCTGGTCAGACACGCTTGTTATAATAGCATTCGAAACCGCTGAACCATTACACCTATCAATTAAGTAAGTGAAGTAGTCATTATCTTCTCCGTATGCAACCCATTCCTTAGCAGGATTTTCAACTGCTTTAGGTGTATTAATGGATTCAAAATTAATTACTTTAAAACTCATGTTTTTAAATATACTGAATTAATAATATTAGCTTCGGGTTCTTTTACATATACAACCTCGCTTGTGCCGTTTACCCAAGCTTTCCCAGTTTCACGTAAACCAAGAACAGAAGCGTCAGTAATATCTGTATTGGTAGAGCTAGTTTGTTCATATACATCGTATTTAAAAAAGCTATTTTTCTGCATTGTAAAGTTAGGGTTTGCAGGAATGTTTACATAGAAACTTAAAGCTACTGCACGTTCGTTAACTGTGTATTTTTGTGCAACCCTAGCCTCAGGTACTCTAGTTTGTAAATTCGTAAAAACTAAAAGATAGTAGTTATCAATAGCATTAGTTGAATTCTCAAACAACGATAAGTAAGATGTATTATAAGCTCCTGTTTTCAGTTTTAACATTGTCTTTTACCTTTGATTTATGTTTCTTACCTAGAGCCTTTGCATAAGCTTTGGCTGTCTTATAATCGCTCCTTTGAGTTTGGAGCTTAATAGTTCCGTTCTCCGTTCTAGTTATAAGATATATGCTTCTTAGTTTATCTATCTTAATCATAATACCTCAATTGTTATACCCTCAGATTTGAGCTTATTAGACCATTCAGATTCATCTAAATAAGTCACTACGTTAGGTTGCCCAGTCGTCATAACTTCATTAGGATCTACTTGTCCGTAAGCCTTAACTTCCATCGCTTCATTTCTGCAAATAAAGTAGGTCGTTTTGGTTGGTTTATTTATTTCCATTATGCGATACCTCCGTCTATTATAGTCCAATTGTTAGTCGCTGCATCTGTTAAAGAAGCATGGGCTGTTGCAGCTACACCACCGCCCGTATATTTACTAGTTCCAAAGTGTGCAGTAACTCCAGTATTTAACGCCTGAGGTTCCCAATATATCAATATCTTATCGTAATTAGTTGTTGAGAACCCTACTGTACCATCTTTAAATTTATCAGCCGTAGTCAGCGAACTAACATCCCAAGAACTAATGTCTTGGTCAAATGCACTAGAATTTCTAAACATTCGAAGCATCGAAGCAACTAAGCCTGTATTCCAATTACTTAACGGTTGGTTAAATGCACCGCAACCAGTAAATGCATAACTAAAGTCGGTCATTGAGCTTGTATCCCAACTATTTAATGGTTGGTTAAATATAGTACAACTATCGAACATCTGAGATATACTTGTAACAGAACCCATATCCCAATTATCAATAGTACCATTGAACGAAGAACAGAGTTTAAATACTCTATAAAAGTTTGTTAAGCTTATTGTAGGTGCATCAGTAGCAGTCCAAGCCATATTAGAACAGCCGTAGAATGTAGAATCGGTTGTTATATTAAACTCACCACAATTAGATACATCTATTATCTTCAGCCTATCACCACCAAAATTAAACGACCAACCTCGAACCTCATTAGCTATCTTAATGGTGTAAACGCCTGAAGAGCTATAAGTATGCAATGTTTCAGCCTGATTGTAAGCTGTAATAGTATCTGAGCTGCCATCACCCCAATCTACATCAATAGATATAACTCCATTACTTAGCAATGGTAATTGAAATTGAGTATTTAAAGTTCCTGCGTTCGCTGTATTAACAGTAAACTCAAAGTTTAAGTTTGCTTGAGTCGAGGCACTTCGTTGTAAAGCACCTATTGTGTTTTGTATGATATTAAGCATACTAAAATATAGCTACTATGTCCGTTGCAGTTGTATTCGTTGCGTTAACTCTCTCTACCTGAATTGGTAAGAATGATCCATCTGCAATATTTTTTAACAAGAGCCTTGAACCGCCAAGAGTAACAACATCAATATTCCCTCCAACCCCTACAAATAAGGTTGCAGGTGTATTCGCATTAGAACCTGTTATATCTGTTGAATCGCTAGGTGTAACTACTACTCCTGTTGTTCCTTGTCTTACTACTAAATTTGTTGGCATAATATATGTTTCTTTTATATAAATATAAATAAACTTGTTTTGTTTCTTTTTATTTGGTGGTGTCGAAAATTCAACTATCTTTGTAGGGAACAAAAACAAATAACTATGACAAATCAAGAGCAAGTAGATTTTTACTCAGGTAAAGATGAAGTAGAATTAACAACAGAGTTAATTAGCAAATTAGTAAAGGATGATATTTTTCCTGCTGAGGATTACTTATTAGATGCTATGAAGCAAGGGTTTAAGTATAACGTAAAAAGAAACTCGATAGTAGGAGAAATAGAGGAATTTTAAAAACAAAGAACTATGACATTAGTAGAATTATTGAACGAAACGGCAGAATTAAATAAAAAGGAAGCTAAAAACCCGTTAACAGATAAAGAGCTTGCAGAAAGATTTAACGTATTAATGGAAACTAAAGCAAGTGTATTTGTATTTCACATGAAGGACGGCACGAGCAGAATTAGTAGCGATGCATTAGGTGATCGCGAGGACATGGAATTATTCTTTAAGGAATACCCTCAAGAAGGTTGCGAATCAGTTGAATTTTTAAAGTAGTATTATATTGTTCCTAGAAGGCTCTCCATACGGAGGGCTTTTTTTATTAAGCACAAAAAAAGCCCCTACTTACGCAGAGGCTTTATATTAAAGTATTATTATTTACGAAGTTACTATCGTTGGTCTGTTTCCAGAAGTTGTCAACCCTCCGAAAATACCATCTGCTACAACTCCAGAAGGTGCTACTGACATTGCTGCCCTTTGCTCTCTACCAACTAAAGTTAAATTATAACCGCTCATATCACCGAACGCTTTACCCCTTCCAACGTTACCACCTGTTATAGTCATACCATTATAAGCACCTGCAAGGTATAAATCACCAAAGCCAGTTGTCTCATTTATGTTATTATCTTCAACAAATATTTGGAATCTACCTTGTGCAAGTAATTTAAGATTCTTCAACGCATCCTTAGATAAATTAGGCAAAGCTAAATTTATCGTTTGCTCATAAAATACAGTTCCATTCTCTTCGGATACTGTAATTGCTTCATCAAAATCAGAAGACTGAGGATTAAGATCGTACTTATAAGCTGAACTCGTAGCCCCCAAGCTATCTAATTCACCATCAGCATCTATCGTGTAAGCACCCATTACATTGTTATTCACAAAGTATATGTTCCTGATACCTCCTATACTATCGCGAGATTCTAAAGCTCTCCCATTCGCTATTAAACTAGGCATATATTTTTCTTTTTAAATAAGAGGGAGCTTTTAAACCCCCTCTATAATTATTTACCTCTATGAGTTGTAATATACGATGTCTGAACCAGT